ACCAATTTCGTGCCGACAGGCTAGACCAATTTCGTGCCGACAGGCTAGACCAATCTTGTGCCGACAGGCTAGACCTATCTTGTGCCGACAGGCTAGACCAATCTTGTGCCGACAGGCTAGACCAATTTCGTGCCGACAGGCTAGACCAATTTCGTGCCGACAGGCTAGACCTATCTTGTGCCGACAGGCTAGACCTATCTTGTGCCGACAGGCTAGACCAATCTTGTGCCGACAGATTGGAATTATTTTCGCCTTGCTGTTCGTTTGTTGCATTTGCTTTAACGTAATCGAAATGCAACTGACAAATTTTCGCAACGGTCAGTCTTGCACCAATCTTTATAATTTTTCCACAACGCTTGCTGTCATCACCGTGTTCATCAGTTGCCTCGTCAAGCTCGACTTCATGATAAACGCTATCCGAGGGTGCGTAGTATCTGAAGCAATCCAGTGGGTTTTCGCATGCATGGAAGCCGCTTTCACAAAGTTTAGCGTTATCTTCCTGATATGTTTCGCCTTCTTTGAACTGAAATCCTCTGCATGTCATATCATTGTTAAATCCTTTGTATGCTTTCATAGCAATCTCCTTTCACACGCTCTGTGCGTTGAACGCCTGCTCAGCTTCTGCGAATGTTGCGTACTCTGTGCGCTTGAAATGGCCGTTGACAATTCTGCAAACAGTATACTTCACCGTTTCCAGCTCCTGAAATAAACTGCCGGTTGCCCAGCGTTCCAGCCATACGGCATTTTTGAAAGGCGTGCCTTTTTTTCTGATGATTCTTTCCATAATAAATTCTTCCTTTCTGGTTCGCTTTATCGCTCAAGCAATTTCTCCGGCTCAACACCGAGAAGCTTGCTAACTCTGCCGAGCTCTCTTGTCGTGAGAATATAACTTCTTTTCCGGTTTGTCAGGTCTTTCAGCCCTAAGCAAGCGGAAAGCTTCTTATCCGAAACACCTCTGATAAGTTGCCATTTCTGGACGTTCGCCCAGACAAGCAAGTCGAAGTTATCAAGAATATCTTTTGGCATTACCGCTCACCGTCCATCCTGCCGAGCTTCTTCCCTTTGTTCAGGAAGTAAATCTGACCTTTTCCGGTCACTTTGGTGACAAACCTTGCCTTTGACGTACCGTCCGGAAGAATCTGCACAAGTTCTTTCACAATGAACAGCTTCATTTCCATTGCACGTTGTGTAGGCATTGTCGTTCCCTTGATGATATACCCATTATCCCTTAACCATGCATAGAGTTTCTTTTCTCCGGTGTTCACTCCGTTCTGTTTCAGCAGTTTTGCCAAATCACGAATGAGGATTGTCCCGTCACTGTCGGCGACAGCATCAGCAAATGCTTCTTTAGGCTTCATGCGCTCAATGTCTGCGGACTGTTCCTGCACTTTGGCTTCCAGCACCGTGATTTTCTGCGTAGCTTCCAGCAATTTCACATCAGCCATTTTCAGCGCACGAGCCATAACAGCTTCCGGAGAGTTCCACCGTCTTTCGATTTCGAGGAAGTACTCACGGCACTCTTTGCCTTTGGCTGTTCTCTGAATCATGCAGAGCTCCTTAGCCATGTCAAGGGAAAGCGCATGGTCTGTGAATGTTGTTTCATTCCCCTGAGCTGTTAGTCTTTTTTGACTAACAGTTACAAAGTCAGCGTTTTCCGAGAATCCGTAACCGCACATTCTGTCAAACCACTTTGTATACTGAGTACCAACTTCAAGAGCCTGATGCAGTTCCCGTCCGGAAATGGTCGGCATGGTGTCTGACGTTTCGTCAAACTTCACTTTTATTAAAGCGTTCATGTTAATAACTCCTTTTCTTATTTATTAGATTTTTTGCGCAAAAATTTTTTCGTGCTTCTTCCAGCAAGGGTATCAAGCGAAATTTCGAGAGCATCAGCAATCTTTATCAGATTGTCAAGTTGCGGCACTGACCAGTTAGTTTCTGCCTTTGCGATGACAGAGCGTTTCAGGTTAGCCATTTTAGCAAGCTGTTCTTGTGTAAGCCCTCTTTTTTCTCTTTCAGCCTTAATATTTTCGGCGATCATTTTATCACCTCTTTTCAGCTTTCAAGATACTTTCTTTCAACAAAGTTGATTCATTTCATACATAAAGTAGATTTTATAATATTTTTATAAAACTCTTGACTTTTTATACAACATACATTATAATATGTGTATGATATGAAACCGGATTGGGGGTGATAACATGGCGAATAAGAAGCAGACAAGCCCTAATGTTGCAAGCAAGGCTTCAAAGATTCTGAGGGATAACCGTTTCAGCACAACTTCCAAATCTGTAGCCGGAAGTGCTTTATCCCAGACTAAAACTCCGAAGTCTGGCTCTAAACCGAAATCTAAAAAGAAATAATCAGGCTTTCAGTTTTCCGAGTGAGGTATTCGCAGTACCTCACTCATTTTTTTATTCGTCCATGTTAAACAGTTCTTCGACTTTTATATCTCCGAACATCTTGTGAATGGTTTTCACTTCTTTCAAAGTGAATTCCACTTGACCTGTTAGTTTCCTGCTCAGACTTGAAACTGTTATGCCTAGGTCGATAGCAATCGCTTTTTTTGTGATTTGCTTTTCGATGATAGCTTTTTCCAGAGCAGGAAAGACAGATGCATGTTTTCTGATTGGCAATTAGCTCACCTCACTTTTTTGAAAAGCCTATTGACAAATGCTATGTTTTGTAGTAAAATATTATTAATAGGGATTGTACATTGCTTTCTAATTTATTTGTTATCTTTTCGGGAACATGTTTATTATAGCACGGATTTCAGAGGTTGTCAACAGAATTTTCGAGATTTCTCTGAAATCAGAGAAAGTTTATTAATCATGTACAAAGAATGGCGGTGATTTTATGGTAAATATAGATAATTTATTTAAACTGATTGATGAAAAAGGCATCAGTCAATCAAAACTTGCAGAAGATACGAGCGTATCAACAGGCAACATTAGTGATTGGAAGAAAAGAAGAAGTATGCCGTCCGCTGTTAAATTAGATGAACTTGCAACATATTTCAATTGCTCTGTTGACTATCTCCTCGGCAGAACAGATGACCCCTCTATGAAATCGGAAACAAATCTATCTGTTGCCGGAGATATTAACGCTCCTGTTGTAAACAATAGCGGAAAAATGGTTGACAGTGCAAATACTCCCGAACCAAACCTTGACGAAATGCAACAAGAACTTCTGAGCCAGTTTGGAAAATTGGATATTAAAGATAAGATAACATTTTTGCACCAAATTATTCAGAAAGCAGAGGAGATTAAATAATTATGAAAAAAACAGTCCGGCATAAACCGGACTGAAAGGCGAATTTATTATGAGTGAAAATTTTAAAATCGAAAACAAAATCTTTCCGGCAACGGAACATGAAGCTTTAGCACTTTCCTATGTCAATGCACAGGATTTAAGCGGAAAGTCCCCAGCGGAAATATACCACATTTATCATAACGCTTTGAAAGAAATCAAAGATGAACATGACAGAGTGGTTGAACAAGGCAGAAAAGAGAAAGCCGAAAAGCGGAAACGGATTATGTGAATTTACTGTATTCGTCAAGAAGTTCATTATATTCCTGAATTAATTTTTCGAGTTCTTCAATTCTGGTGAAAACGTCCCAGCTTTTTCCCTCTGCGATTGTTGCACACTTCTTGACGATATTTCCCACTGCTCCGTTAAGTGCAATGGTTGCTTTGCGTTCTTCGGTCATTGTTATCACCTCACAAGTATAGTATTTATGTACATTATATCACGGAAATTATTTTTCGTCAAGAGAAAAAGGAGTGATTTTATGGCAAGTGCAAAAAAACTTCCGTCCGGCAGTTGGCGAATTCAGGTATATGCTGGAAAAGATGAAAACGGAAAGAAAATCATGAAGTCATTCACCGCACCGACAAAGAAAGAAGCCGAAGCTATGGGCGCACTTTATGCCGTGAGCCGGAAAGAAGAACAAAATGCAGGAATGACTGTCGGTCAGGCAATTGACGGGTATATCAGTGTAAAAGAGAACGTTTTATCTCCGTCAACGATAGGCGGTTACAGACTCACAAGGAAAAACCACATCCAAGAACTGATGGACATTCCGCTTGACAAGCTGACGAATGCAGAAATTCAAAGTGCATTCAATACAGAAGCGAAACGGCTTTCACCGAAAACGCTCCGGAATGCAAGAGGGCTTCTGTCTGCATCATTGGCAATGTATCTCCCTGATTTTACACTGCACATAACACTGCCAGCACGGCAGAACAAAATCAAGAATCTGCCGACACCGGAAGAAGTTATCAAGGCAACGCACGGCACGAGGATAGAACTGCCTGTTTTGCTGTCATTATGGCTGTCTCTGCGGATGTCGGAAGTTCGGGGAATCAGATACAAGGATATTCAGGACGGCACACTGACGATTCAGAATACTAAAATAAAATTCGGTGCAAAAGAATTTGAGCGTGAGCAGACGAAAACATTCAAGAGCACAAGAGTGCTTGCAATACCGCCTTATCTCATGCAGTTAATCGGCACTGGAGAACCGGACGAATACGTCATCAAGCTGAAAGCCCAGACAATCACAAAGATTCTGAAACGAATTATAAAGGAAAAGACAGGTAAAGAAATGGTATTCCACGACCTCCGGCATTTGAACGCATCCGTCATGCTGGAATTAGGAGTCCCCGACAAATATGCAATGGAGCGTGGCGGCTGGTCCTCTCCTAACACATTGCAGGCAGTCTATCAGCATACCTTTTCCGAGAAACGGAAAAGCGTAGATAAGCAGATAGATAATTATTTTAGTGCGTTAATTCCACACGAAATTTCACACGAGGAAAAATAAAACCTATGTATAGATAAAAAAACAATTTTGCAAAGGGTTCAAATCCCTCTTTCCGCGCTGAAAATTTTAAAAGAAAAAATCCCTAAGTTACTATAAATCAAGTAGCTTAGGGATTTTTCTATATTTATCAAACTTGTATCATACACAACATTTTGTGCTGAAAACAGTATTTTGTGTCGAAAACAAAAACGATTTCACACGGGTTTTCACACGGATTTTTTCTTGACATTCAAATTTGAGTGTGCTATAATATTTTTCAGAGGTGATATAATGGAATTTACTGATGCTTTTTACATTCTGAATGAAGAAGAACTCAAAGTTAGCCATCTTGAAGGCCTCCACAAGATGACAATTAAAATGTTAGCCAATCAAGGCATGTTCCCAGAAGTCAGGATTAATCTGGAAAGATTTAAGCCTGAATACTTCGCCGACATAATCAAAGAACTTGTTAAAATATCGGCAGAGAATGAGCACCACGAAATGACGGCTTATCTGCTGAATTACCAATATAAGCACAAGTTATTCAGCAAAACAGAATTGAGGTTGTAATAAAAAACGGCTGTTGAAATTAATCAACAGCCGTTTTTACTTTATTCATCATCCGTGCAAAATGCAAGATAGCCGAACAGCAGGCCACCGATAAAACCAATAACGCAGAACATAACGCTCATTCCAGTTCAATTTCCTCTGCAACAGCACGGATTTCAAGCACTGCCATATAATCAGCCATAGCCTTAGCCTGCATGTTGTAAGTGCTTCTAGGGCATGTGGGAGTGAATGCAAGTTCGCCTTTGTCCCACTTTTCCAGCATAGCGGAAAGCTTTTTGAATCTGTCAGCCACCTGCCAATATTCAGCCTTGAATCTGTCTTTGTAGTCATTACTCTGCATGAGTTCGATAGTATCTTTCAGTTCCATAAAATAATCAATCCTTTCCAAAACTATAAATGAAAAACAACGTTAAACATACCCCAGCGCAAAAGCCTAAAATCCAGTATGTCATACTTCCAGCACCCACCCCACGAAGAAATAGTCGTTTGCAATAAGCGGATAAGCCGTCTTGTTATCGTGCAGAATTTTTTCAACAGAAGTGCTGAAAGTTTCTGCAATAGATTTCAGGGTATCGCCCTTACGAACCTTGTAAATTTTCATGAAATCACCTCTCAATCCTGATAAACTGTACCGGAGTACTGCGCACCGTCAACGAGCACCTGAATGCCAATAGACTTTCTGTCAGTTGTGGGAGCAGTTTCAGCGTACTTTTCAACAGTTTCAACAGTTGAATCTTCTTTATTGAATCCGTTCAGCCCCAGCCCTTTGATAGCAGTCTGGAAATCAGCATAGCAGTAGTTCATATCAAACTTGCCTGAAATGCCGTTGAGCGTGCCTGTTTCAGAGTATTGCCACATAGCGTAGGGGTGTTTGTAAGTTGTCTGTGCTACACCATAGTGAGCGACCCACACGGTATAGCGATACAGAATTTCCTCTGTAAAATACGTTTCCAGATGCGACTTGCTGGAATACAGTCCGGTGAAATATCCGGCTTTTTCCACGATTTCAAGAAAAGCCTTTGCCATTTCAGAACATTTCACTCTGCCAAGTGCAAACTGACTGGATTCCTCAAAATCCAGATACACCGGATATTCAAACTGTTTGCCTTTGATAGCTTGCAGGAAAACTTCCGCTTCTGTCTGGATTTCAGAAACAGATTTTGCATAGCTGTACCAGTAACAGCCGACAGGGATTCCGGCTTGTTTTGCGCCGGAATAGTACTCCTCAAATTTCTTGTCTTTCTGACTGATGAGCTTGCCATATCCGGCACGGAGAATTGCAAAATCAACCCCAGCGGACTTGATTTTGTTCCAGTCCAATGAACCGTTATGATAGGAAACGTCGATGCCTTTAAGCATAATTATATCACCTCATATTTTATATTGTTTCGGACGTGCTAGTCTCATTTGTGCCTGATACCTGCACTGCTTCACCAACAAATTTGTACCATACACCGGCTGTTCCGGAAACGATACTGCGCTTGTAGATTTCATGGCACTGAGTATCGACAACATTAGGGATGAGTTCCTGTTCAATGCGTGCTGTAGATGACGTATAATACACGTTAAGTCTGAAGCCATTGTAAGGCAATGGACAGTTTAAAAGACTCACGCTGATACTTGAAGAAGGAGAATAATAGTTCCCCGGTGTCGTTAAACTATCCAAGTCTGTTCCTGATGTAATGGCCGTTCCTAAGCCATATACAGAATCAAACACCGCTTTATCTCCTCTAGCAATATCGCCTGCCTTTTCATCAAGTGCGTCCCATATAGCAAAACTGCTAACGGGATTCGTGCTATTTTTCGTGATTTCTCTATCTACAGTGACACTGGTTGCACCTGTTTCAATCCCTTCGAGCTTAGTTTTTTCAGCAGTGGTGTAATCTTCCGTTGATAATTGCTTTCCAGTAATCACATCTACCTTACTGTTTAATGCGGTATAGACAGCTTGATTCTGCACCGGATTTGTGCTCGAACTGCTCAAAGCAGAGTCCACTGTTGTTTTGTTTGCGCCTGTCTCAATTCCTGCAAGCTTTGTTTTCTCAGCAGTGGTGTAATCCTCGGTGGACAAGCCTTTACCAGTCACTTTATCGACTTTGTTTGAAACAGCCGTTTGTAATGCTGAATCATCGTAGTTCGATAAGCCAGCAAGTTTCGTCTTTTCAGCAGTTGTGTAATCTTCTGTAGATAAGCCTTTTCCGGTGACTTTGTCAACTTTGTTTTCCAACGCACTGTATACTGTTCCAGATGTTGGCAAACCAGAACCTGCGTTACTTAAAGAAAGGACCACACTACGACTTGCAGCACTTCCCAATGTAGGCTTATTTTTAATAAAATCATCAGCTGTGTTATCAGATTGTTCCCAGTCAGATTGAATATTCGCTTCTGCACCTGTTTCAATCCCAGCAAGTTTTGTTTTTTCTGCTGTCGTATAATCCTCGGTACTCAGGTTTTTTCCTGAGACTTTATCGACTTTACCTGCAATAGCAGTCGTATTTGCCTGAATTGCCGTATTCATGGCCGCCGCTGAATCTTCATGAGAATCAATCCAGTCGGACATTTCTTTGAGTGTGTCAAAGTCTTCTGGTGCGCCTGCTACGATTTCAGCGACTTTTTCCGTGATTCTTGTATCTGTTTCAGACTTCGTGTAAGTTGTTGCTTTATCTGCTTTAGCTGTTAGTAAAGTGTCCGTTTCAGACTTGGTGTAAGCATCAGCAGAGCCACCAGAATGTTCATCTGTATATCTTTTTGCGATAGCTAGAGTTACAACGTCCAAAATACATTACTCCTTTGTATAGTCATCTTCTTTGCCGGAAAACTTGTCAAGTTTTTTAAGGATTGGTTTAATCCATTTGGCATTAGGTGTAATTTCCCCGAAATTTTCGAGGATTGAGACTGTTTCCATGACTGTGATGTACAGGAAGATTGAAACAGCGGCGAACGCTCCGGCGAATCCTGCGACTTCCTCTGCGTGGTAGAAAGTGCCGAGCATGGAAAGACCGACTTCAAGCCCGATAGCGACTCCCATTATCAGCCATTCGGCGAATTTTCGGTAGAGTCCGAGCCTGATAATGCTTGACCGATATGTGTTTGAGATATGGGCTTTAATCCAGCCTGTTAGAATATCCGAGAGGGATAAACCCACGACTATGATAAACATGATGATATACTGCATTTCTGTCACTCACTTTCTATGCTGGTAATGTGGGGAAAACCGGAACAGGAGTTGAAGCGGATTCCCGAACGAAGCCTGAGATTGCACCAAATGTAACCTCTGTCACTTCTCCGGTGATGCCGTTCGTTTTAGTTTTCGTGATTTTCAACGTCAGTTCACCTCCGAGCCGTTCGTCATAAATCTTTCCGGTGTCACCGACTTTGTATCGGATTCCTGAATATTCCTCATAGTCAGGATTGCTTCTCACATCTTTCAAATTTACCGTGTAGGTAATTTTCGGTGTAAAGTTTTTTTGGAAATATTGGGAAACGTCCTGCATGAGCAAATCCATAGAATGGTATTCGTCCTCTGAATCGTATGTGAAGTTGTTAGTTCTCGAAATGACGTTCGGAGCTGGAAGTGTTGCACTGTCGTAGGACACACCCACATAATTCCCATAGTTATCCCAACCGCTGAAATGTGTACAAAAATTGCTAACATCGACAGAACGCTTGATTCCCTTCATGTTCAAGCCGACCCGAATATCGAACGCATTGTCGATAGCATTTCTCATGCGTTTTTCGATGCTATAGGCGAAGTTGTCTCTCCAAAGTTCTCCGCCGTAATCGTTGATAAGCGTAAAGATTTCGTCAATGCGTGTCTTGCCTGTTTCAATTTTTTCGGCATGTCGTTCGCCTGTTTCCACATCCGACCAGAACCAGAATGAGGGAAAGTAATCTTCTCCGCCCTCTTTCGGGAAACATACATCCAGAATGGACATGAGCGCATAGTACACATTCTCACGATGAATGTACACATCATCCCAGCCACCGCCGGAATTCTCAATTTTCGGAGGAATCCATTGGTCATTTTGTTTATAGAAAATATGTTCCGCATACACGTTAATTTTCCCTGAACTGCCTGTATAGGTAGGTTCAGCGTTGATTATCGTAAACAGCTGACCCTGTACTTTCAGGATATTGAAAAGCTGAATGTTTCGCCAGATTCCGTTTTCGTCAACGGGGTGTTCCATAGTGAGTGAATAACCGCCGTTGAGTTCTTCAATGACTTCACATTTTGTCGGGCATAGGATAGCTATTCCATTAGTATCGAAATTAGACTGCAAATTTTCGTCATACTGGTGCGTATTGCTGGGGAAAATACAGATATACTCATTTTGCTTGACAGGTTTTTGAGGGAGAGGAGAAGCCGGAAATTCCGCCGGATGCGGATAGCCGTCAAAGTTATTATTAAACAGCCATATCGTGGCGAACCCATCAATAGAAAACGGAGTAATATCTTCTGACGGAATGAAATACCCGTGAGACGTTGCTTTGTGCCAGATTGAGGTAAGACCGTCAAGCGAGAATTCTTCGGGGTAAGCTGTTCCGGCTGGTGTCGGATATCCGGACAGTTTAGTATCATCCTGAATCCAGTTTTCTGTACTCCATGCCATAAAACAGCCCCCTTACGGCAGGAATCCAATATCTGTTAGATATTGTTCTGACTTCATCTGTTCCGTTGTCAAGGAATAATTCGTTGAAGAAGATAACGTTACCGTGACGTTTTCGCCTAAAATATCCGAATCAACCATTACATATGTTACAGGATAGGAAGAATCGCTACTAATAAAGCTTATGTCCAATGATTCCCCTGTAGATTCTTCTGCTATTGTTACAGCCAGTGCGAAGATGACTTTTGTTGTTGTTCCTTTAAACAGTTGTAATGATGTAGTTTCGCCTACGTCTACGCTCATATCACCGACAAATGTACAGTTAGTTAGTGGTGCAGTGCTAGCGTTAAAAGTGATTGCACTAGACCCAACGAACAGCTTCTCAAACTGAAATGTACAGTTTTTAGCTACAATGTTTTCAAGCATGCTATAGTTTGTTGAAGTGTGTCGTCTCACAGTTCCGGAAGTAAATTTCACATAGAACGCACAGTTCGTCACGTTTGGGTCACTGCCATAAGTGCCAGATTTTGCAAGCAACTTATACCCATATGCAGAATCTAACATTTCCAACGAGAAACAGCAGTTATTACACGACCCATAAGAAAGAACTATTGTAGCCGCTGAACCTGTCTTACGATGAATCCAGTTTTTGAAAAATATGTTTTCAACATGCACAGGGTAGCGGCTGCCACCGCCTGATATATCTATCATATAGCCGGTTTCTACAATCACATTCGCGATTGTTCTCATTTCATCCGCATAAATATGCCCTCTAAGTCTGATTGCCGAAGTCCGAGGTTCTTTGAATGCCTCCTCTTGGCTTGCGTCGATGTCAGCGCCAATTTTGATATGAATGTCATCCCCTTCCAGTGCCAAAATATCTGTCAGTGTTGTGACTACATACGGGTCAGCTTCTGTGCCTGTTCCTGTGTATGCCATGCTCAATACCACCTTTCATTTTTTTGCAGATATACAGCTGTGATGTTTTCGTTCCAGTCCACAGCGTTGTCACCGGATGCAAGAAACGGAAATTTCCCTGTCGTGTTCTGCGTGATAATTTGCGATTCTGTATAGGCAATCATTTTTTCGCAGTCTACGCACACATCGCCGTCAACGTCCGTGATTTTCAACGATTCTCCGTTTACCCACAAGATACATTCGCCAGAGCCGGAGATAACCCAGACAGGGCGAGAATACCTGTTCCCGTTGTTTTGGGATGTTCCCTTTTGAATTTCTTCCAGCGGATTTTCAACAGCGTATTTGAACGGCTTGCAGTCGAATGTGATTGTATACTTGATTCTCTTTCCGTTGCTTTTGCTTTCCGGCTGAATGCCGGAAAGTTTCTGCACTTTGAAATAATAATCATCAAAACGGCTTATCTGTAGTGTTTTCGGATTTTTAAGAAAATCGTAAACAGCACGGTTATCGAAGTTATCCGGAAAGAACTGATAAGCCGTGATAGTCAGCCGGATGTTCTCAAAGGCATCATCAGGGGTACAGCCGTCCATGTCAGAGCCTGTCTGATAGTCAGTGTACCTCTGTTGAGCCATAGGCGGTACAGGTGGAGTGTCGATATATAAGCCTACTGTATCACTGCTTACACCGTTTACAACGATATAATCAGAACTTGTGATGATTTCGCTCATTACCAGCTTGCACCTCCTAAGCGGTTATCGTGGATATTTTTCACATTCAGCTTTTCAGCAATGGAATCTCTGATAGCATCCGTGAGCCTGTCAATATCCTCCGGAGAGTTGATATTGAATTCAGGAAAAGTAATTGTCAGATTCTGCACAACTACACCGCCGACCGGAGCATTGTTCTCCGGATAGTTTGTCACTCCGTACTCATACGCACCAGTATAGGCAGGAGTGCGGAAAGATTCTGCAATATCTCCTGAAAGCCTTGCAACTTCCGTTTCAGCGATATGTGCATTTTGTCTGATACCGTCAGCGAATAGCTGAATCATATCCGGCGCATAAGTATGGAAGTTAGAAAGTGCGCCTACATCCGGTTCAGAGAAGTGCAGATAGCTTGCAATCATTCCGGCGAAACTGGATACAGCATTAACAGCATCGTTCCAGCGTTGATTGATACCGGAAATGAAATTATCAATCATATCAGAACCCCATGAACTTGATAATTCCGAAGTCGTTGTGAATATTGATTTTATTTTTCCATTGAGTATGCTTACTTGTTCTGTAACTCTCCAAGCATTGTCGCCGATTCCGGAAGCAAACATTTTAATCATGTTTGGCATCCAAGTATCATCGTCAGAAAGAACACCTTTCTTTGCCGGAGAATGATGCTCATTGTTATCGGCAATCTCTTGATTCATATCTTTCAGCGCATTGATTACATCGCCTGAATTTTGAGAAATGCCGTTAGCGAAGTTTTCGGAAAAAGTCTGCCCCCAGAGATACGCACCGGAAGATTTATAGTATTCGATATAATCTGTAAGGCTTGTATCAATGTCGTTCAAAACGTCATCAAAACTGATTGTAAGGCTTTTCGCTTCTGCAATTTTTTCGGCATTATAATCATCAATCCATGACAAATAGGCATCATTGTATTTTTGGCTTGCAAAGCCTTTTCCAGTTTCATACATTGCACTGATGGTATCTTTGTAATTCTTCTCAAAGTAGCTATCGAAATTGCTGTAACTCCCGATTGCGATTGCATCAAATGTCGCTGCTATGAATGCCCCCAGACGTGCTACATTGTCTCTGATTTTGTCAATTACTTCATTGAAAGATTCATCAAATAGTTCAATATAATCTATTTCAGCACGAATAGCCGTGCCGATATTCCAGCCAACAATAGCCGCCCCGATAACAGGGGCGCATTTTGCAAATAATCCCGACAAAGAAGCTGCTAATGTTTGAAACGCTTCTGCTGAAATAATGTAATTTGCGACAGCTCCTACAATTTGTTTTGCAAGTTGTTTCCCAGCCAGCAAATTAACTCCGATTGTAGCTAACGACAGTGCCGTGCTTGCATCAATTGCTTCTGCAACACCTTTCAGCAGGTCGGGAGTATTTGTGATAACAGTCTCGATAATTTCAAAAATGTTGTGCAGAATACCGCCGTAGTCAATGCCGTTAATGATAGTACCTGCGCCGTTGCCGACAGCCTTCCAGTCAATTTCATTCAGCAGAGTGTTTGTCGATTCAAGGAAACCGTTTGCAAGGGTATTGATATTACTGCCGATTTTGTTGAAGTCGATATTTTGAACAACTGAATTGATACCCTCACCAATTTTTTCCCAGTCCAAGCCGTCCTCACCAAAGAGAATATCAAGCGCACCGTTGAAAATATCGTTGCCGATGTTGACAGCAGAACTGATAATTCCGGCAAGATTGAAATCATCACTGCCGAGGAATTCGCCAGCCTTTGTGAATATCGTCTGGAAAAGAGAACCAGCAGAGGAAACAGCACTTGCTATGTCAAGTTTTCCGAGCATCTTTCCGACAGCACCGGAGATTTTAGAAGTATCAAGACCGCCGATTTTTTCGGAGATGTAGTCAGGAAGATTGATAAACATTTCATTGAAAGCCGGAACAACAACACCGTCATACAGTTGACTGAAAGCAATGCTGAAATCTGCCTTGTTGTCCTCAATGCTTTTGAACAGGGATTCCAGCAGATTCTTTCCGGATTCTTTCAGGGAACTTGCATTGTCTCTGATAGCCCTTGTAACACGCTTTACCAGCTTCGGGATGTTCCCGATAATTTTCGGCATAGCCTTTGTCATGCCGTCCATAAGCGAGGTAGTAACTTTAATACCGCCCTCAACCATATCAGGCAGGATTTCAACAGGAGCATCAGAGAGAGTGGCAAGCACTTGTGACAAGCTGTCCCCGATTTCGTCAGCGTTATTCTTGATACCGCTTACAAAAGCCTTGACGGTCTTTGTAGCGGATTTGACGATATTCGGGAGCATTTTATTGATTTTGGCTGCCGTATCGCCGACAACAGCGGAGAGTGTTTCAAAGCCGTTTTCAATACCGCCCTCTTTGATAGCCTTTGAGAGCCGTCCCATTTGTTCAGTGCTGAACTGAACGAAATCACGGAGAGCCGGAGTAAGGTTATCACTGATTCTGATTTTGACAGCATCCAGAGCAGAACTGAAAAGAGTTACATCACCAGCGAGGTTATTTAACTGTTCAGCCGCCATTTCAGCCGCCGCACCTTCCGCATCAGAAAGCCGATTCCACAGGCCATCCCATTCTTCTGGTTCAGTCCCGATAAGTGCAGTTGCACCAGTAACGGCATAAGCGGTGAAAATATCGTTCATGATTTCAGAATATTCCTGCTTGTTCTCGTAATCTTCGCCAAGGTTATTGATGAAGTACTCACGGAATTCTGCAAAAATATCTTGAAGTGACCGGAATTCGCCTGTTTCGGAATCGTAAGTCTGAATTCCCATTCGTTCAAGGTGAGCGGCGGCGGCATCAGAACGGGGATTCTGTAAGTTCTTGATGATGTTTCTGAGGGCATTACCGCCTTGTGTGCCTGTCAGATTTTCACCGGCATCAGACAGCAAGCCGAGAACCTGAACTAATTCAGTAGTGCCGCCAGCTAATGTTCTTGCACCTGCACCAATTTTCATAATGCCCTGACCGAGAGTAGCAACAGTCGAGCCGGAATTGCTTGCACCAACAGCGATTTGGTCTGTCAGCAGTTTGATTTCATCCGGAGTAAGTCCGAGAGCATTACCTCCCTTTGTGATGTAGGTTGCCGCTTCTGCAATGCCGATATTTCCGGCACTTGCCATATTGAGGACTTCCTCGATAGAATCAGCAATGTCCTGTTGCTTGTATCCGGCAAGAGCCATGTTATTGATAGCTTCTGCAACTTCGCTGGAAGTGAACTTTGTATTTTCTCCGAGTTCGATAGCCATTTCACGGAGAGAGCCGGAAAAGTCCTCAAAAGAGAAATTAGCTGATACACTGCCGTTATTGATTTCATCAATGGTAGTTTGCAGAGTGGCGGCAACTTGTGACATAGACTTGTCAAACTCCATGCCGACAGTAACAGACTGCTGTCCGAAATCAATCAGGGCGGCAGTAGCCGAGCCGATAAGGTCAGTCACACCGGAGATTGCACCTGTAGCAATATCGTGAAAGCCGGAAAAGGCATCACTTGCCAGACCAGCAATACCGGAGAAAGCGAACTTTCCGGCATCATAGACGGCATTGAAAGCAGTCTTTGCGATTGAGCCGAGTGTAGAAAGAGTTTTTCCGATACTCTGAACGTAGGCTGAAACAGTTGTTGTGATGTTTTTCCATGCAGTTTCAGCAGATTTTCTTTGTTCTTCTGCCGCCTGTTGAGCAAGTCGAGCCTGTTCTCTTGCTTGCTTTTCGGCTTCTTTGATAGCTTGTTGAGCAAGCCGTTCTTCGTATTTCTCACGCTGTAGAGCGAGTTTCTCTGCTTCTGCCGTCGCTTTTTGGTCTGCACTGATTTTAGCGGCTTCAACCTTTGCGGCAGATTTCAGCGATTCCACCATGACTTGTGCGTTCGCCTTGATTTCGGCATTAGCAGTACTTTCCGCTTCGTGAACAATTGTTTTGCACACGCTTTTGTAAGTCGTGCTGTAGTCAGTGATATTCTTCACAAAGTTCTTAGTAACGTCATAGTTCTTTGTGATGTTGTTGATAGTTGTGCCGATAGTGCTTTCAATATCTTTGGCGAAGCTTTTCGCTTCTTTTTCGGCTTCTTTCAGAGCCTTTTCATAATCTGCTTTATTCAGTTTCAGGCTTGCCTGTAAAGCGAAAACGTCCATAGTCTCACCACTTTTCGAGATTTATGTATAAAAAAATCCGGCAGGCTTTCGCCTGTCGGATTGTAGATATTCAATTACCCCACATGCACAAGAATCAGCTTTTCAGAAGTTCACGGAATTTGTCAATGACCTTGCTGTTGTATTTGAAAACGTCAACTTTCTTAATTTTTATAGTTTGTTTTTTACGCAGGGTAACTATATCTTTTTGTTGCAAAACAGCTTTTCAACTGTTTTTGTGTTGTCAGTTGCCGAAAATGAGCATCTTTTATCCCAGCTTGCAACAACGTGAAAATCTTTAGGCATTGCATATTCTGAAATGAAAATAGGTTGATTCTGATTTAAAGCCCAGTGATAAAATTTTTCATGGTCGAAATCGCTTCTGTATTTTTTCGTTCTTGCATACGGAATGTCACAATAAATAACGCTGTTTTCAGGGATTTTCACTTGCTCATACGATAAATTATATATTTCCAGCCTTTCCAGCCTTTCCAGACTTTCCAGACTTTGCAGCCTTTCCAGACTTTCCAGCCTTTCCAGACTTTGCAGCCTTTGTAGCTGGTCAATCTGATTCAGCGGATGCAAGTAATAATTTGAACCACGCTTTTCAATAAGTCCCCGTTTTTTAGCACTTTCTAGTACAATAGAGCGATAGCTTTTTCTTCGTGCTTGCTTGTCCTCAATTTCAACGAGCTGTTTCAGGTCATCTTCTTGTAGAATGGCGTGCATGTATTCATAAAGTGGCTTGTAATCACGGTAAACAACACACCAATGCAGTGCTTTCTTATAAGCTTCATTGCTTGGTGAATAGCAATATGTGCTCAAATCATTCCCGAAGCTGAAACAAATTGCAGCGTATGGGTCAGTATCCTTTAATTTGAAAAAATCTTCTCTTGAAATCCATCTGGATTCATTTGAGAATTCACCATGAACAGCTTTGGAAAATCCGCTATAAACAAGCGTATCAAGCTCATTGTAAATAATTTTCTGATATTTGCCAGACTGCAATGCACAATCTGTCATAGCACCGCCACCGCCGAACAAATCAACGAAATATTCGGCTTGTGGAAGTGCGGATAAAATTTTTTCTGCAATTCTGTTTTTACTGCCCTTGTAAGGCATTCCATAATTAGACATATTTTACAATCTCCTAATACCGTTTACAATGCTCCTCTTGATTTCCGCACTCGTTCTGGTATCAACAGGTCTTTCGGCTTCTGCCCTTGCATCCGCAAGAGAAAGTTTCAGGGAAGAACCTCCGGCGAATTTTGCGGTATTCTCTGTCAGAATCCGCAAGCCCTCAGCAGTATAGTTTTCAGTGAGGGCTTCACGGCGGTATTTCTTAACCCTTGCCGTTACATAATTGAAAAATGCTGTCAGGTTGTCTCTGTTTCCTCTGTAGTCTCCGTAGCATTCCCAGAAGATAGTTTCTTCTTCATCTGTTCGGATAAAAAATCTTTCTTGACTCCCTTGTACAGCATATACGATTCAAGGAAATCGCTCATGAATGTTTCAGCATTGAATTCATATTCATCTGGATTCTGATTCTTATTGTAGGCGATAACCTCAACAATTTCACCGCTGTTTGTCAGCAGTAAGTTGTCAAGCTTTTCTTCTGCGTTGTCGAAGAAAGCTTTTTCTGCATCAGCAGTAGGAAAGATTTTCTTGAAAGCCAGTCTGAAATTTGCGTAATTTTCAACAGCGTTCTGCGCCTTGTATTTCTTTTCAGTCATGATGATTCTCCTTTATTCAGCCTTGTAAGTATATGTGATTACGATAGCACTTGCGCTTGCAGGCGCAGTGTTGAATGTGACAGTTGTGCCGTCAGAATCGAGGGCATACAGACTGCTGTCAATCGTTGTGCCGTTGACCTTAACGGACGTAATCTGATAAGCCGTGTTGCCGAGTGCGAATGTAGTTGTTGAGCCGTCACCAGTGAAATTTTCAGTAGCAGTCAGATAAGTTGCGTTATCGTATGTGTAATCCATTTTGACAACTGCGCCGTCAGCAGGGGCATCAGTCAGCGTGATAGTACTGCCGTCATTGCTGATAGAGTAAGCAGTAAGTGGGAGTTCTGTACCGTCAACAGTAACACCGAAGAAACGGCTTGCATTGTGGGAAAGTGTAAATTCTGTTTCCGTTCCGTCTCCGGTGAATGTATCAGTAGTTCCCTCATAGTATTCATCTTCATCAAGGGAGTAAATCACCATAGGAACAACTTTCTGCTGTTTGATAGAGGGGTGTCCTGCAAGAGTAAGTGGCACTTCGCCTTTAGCGTTTTTGCCTGTTTGCAGAGAAAAGCCCTCTGTTGAAAGCGCATTATTCAGGATAACGCAGATATAACCACCGTTCGGCTTGTCAATAAGACATGTGACATTATTCCGGAAGTCAGACTGTTTTAAGCCACGTCTGGGAACAATTGCCCCTGTATTTGCATTGATGTCAGCAGCACTGAGTCCCATTCTGATAACTTCTTTTGAAACATCAATCGCAGTGGTAGAAATAGAGCAGTCCCAACCTTCAAGGACTTTCAGTTCTTTCATGTTATTCGGGCAGTTATCAACGTCTTCTCCGAGGTCGGAATAAGTAGGCTTACAGGTGACCTGAATGCCGCCTTTTGTGGCGGTGAGAACGTCATCTTCTGTAAATCTTTCCGGATGACGAATATCAAATTTAGTGGTGAGAACGCCTGCGTTATATGCCAGCCCGTTGAATGTATCGAGCGGAATCACGGTAAATCTAGCCATATAATAAATACACACTCCTTAATGTGCTGTAAAAAATTCAGCACCGATATTCATGTAAATTCGTTTAATTTTGGTATCGTTCGGGTCGTTAAGACGTTGAGCGAACGGAGTACCTCTGAATAGGGCAAGTCCGCCGTTATCCAGTTTGAGGATAGCACCGCCAAAGCCCAGCCTTGCTTCAATCTCATTTGCCTTGTTGTCGATTTCGCTCCATGAATCCGAGCGATACCAGAGCGAAACATTTCCGAAAACAGGTTCATCAAGTGCGCCGATAGGGAAAGAATAAGTCAGATAAGGGAGTTTTGCGCCTGTCGGTACGCTGTAGGTATCATAGACAGGCAAGCCGAAACTGCTCCAGAACTTTTGTAGAGCCTGATACTTATTCATATTTCGTCCCATTCTCCGTTGCACTTGATGTAGACTGTTCCTGTTTCCGTGTCAAGGAAGGTTGAGCCAGCACCAGCTTTTTGACCGATTTCACCTGTACGGAGTTCGGTCAGGTCGGCAGTATGTCCTTGAAATTCGGACTTCTGAAAGTCACTGCCAGAAATTCTTTCGAGCATGATAATCACCTCAATTGTCTGGTAAGATAATTTTTTCAGCAGAAGCACTTCTCAAATCAATCGCCGAGAAGTCGGGCGGAACATTGCTTGCATCACTTGTAATGCGGAAACATGCACCGTCAAGAACACGTTTCACAATCATGTGAAAGTTCAGAATAACAGATTTTTTAGTGACAATCGTGTAACTGCTGTCAGTGTTCTGCTGTTCTGCTGTCTGTTCCTGTTCGGTTTTGTCGTGCCTGACAGTTGCCTGAAACGGTTCACTTTCCATGTAAGTTGTAGTTTGACCTCCCTCACCGTCATTAGAGCAAACCGTAGTCAGAATCACAAAATCTGTCATGAAGTTGTCAAGTAAAGTTTTCATGTTATACTTTCCTCCACTTGTTCAAGTCAGAAGCGAACACGGTTTGCCAAGTAATCATAACGTCAGCGGATTTGTTGCCGTATGCAGATTGCAGACCGGAAGCTTTTTCGTATGAATAAACACCTGAATAAGATTCCAGCCGGAATGGTTTTCTTGCAATGTCATCATAGTTGTCAATCCATTCATTAATTTTATCAAGCAAGTCAAGCAAGCCTTTAGGAATGCGCATACACCAGACAGCACCGGAGAATGAAATTTCGTCATTCAGTCCGGTGAAACCGTCAGTGTACTGATAAACACCGTCATTCTGCATTCTGCTCCCGATAATGCGGAAGTACTGACCGGACTGTAAATGCCCGTCCTCAACCAGTGCAGACAGGTCAATCGTATTGTTTTCGACAGTGAAATCACCGAGGATTATATCTTCTTTTTGTGTGAACCAGTTGTTGAGTTCTTCACACAGTTCGGTCAGTGTCAGCATGTTATTTCACCTCTTAGCCCTTAGAAATAATTCTTGCAAATGGAATTGCCTTGCTGGGGAAGTATGTGTTGTCTTCGCCTTTTACGATAGTCCAGCGAGCAGTAGTTGCAAGCTGTGCATTTGTCGGGGACATAATCGGAGTGGAAGGCTGGACAAAGCTGAAACCACGGGGAGCGAAAAGCTTTCTCTGTCTGATATACAGTTTGTCCTTACCGCCTGCTTCATCTTCCACACGGGCTACTGCATAAGGCACTTTCACACCGCAGTCGCAGTAATCGAATGCACCCTGACCGAAAATGTAAGTAGTGTAGATAGTATCACCGCTTGTGCCGTCAACGGAAGTCGGAACATTATCATCAATCAAGACTGTTCTGCCGTTCCAGTTTGCAAGGGTCGTGCTTCTCTGAACACCGTTTGCATCGGTCTGTTTCCAGTATTCGAGAATCTGTAAGTTTTCAAGATTGGTAGCGACAGCGGAGTGCATGATAACAGTCGTGAACAGATTCTTATTGTCACCGCCAGCCTGCTGGATAGCGTTATTGAGTGTAGTCGCACCGACTACCGGAACAGTATCAGCAGTAATGTCAAGCGTATGTTTCGTATTGAAACCGTCAGTTGTGACACCGAAAATGCCCTCTAAGATTGACAGGATTGTGCTTTCATCTTCATCGTCCCAGAAATCAGCTACCTGCTTCGCTATGTCAGCCATGAAGTCATGACCGCCTGTAATGTCGTAGGAGAAGTCAAGTTCTTCAAAGCCGTATGCTCTGCCGACAACAATCATGGACTGTAAGTAAGTGGTGATTTTGGAAGTGGTAATATTTGTTGCACCGTCATAATTCAGGGCAGTACCGTGAATTCTGCCAGTCATGGGAACGGAAATAAAATTACCGCCTGTCTGTGCAGAAAGCATGGATTTAAGGTCACCTCTTGTGCGGAGCGCACCAGCTTTCAGCAGTGCATTCATTTTCACACGGGGTACAGTTTCTACATACTTTCCGAAAACTTCGGAATTAAAATTTTTCTGGTCGAAAACACCCATAGTAAAACCTCATTTCTCTTATTTGCCGAGCCAAGCTTTCACCTGTTCGTCATTTGGATTTTCGTTTGCATACGTCATTTTCTTGTCGAGTGGCAGAGAATCGAACGTGTTGCCAGTTGTATTGTTCGGCGGAGCAGGAACATCAGCACCGGACTTTATTTCTGTCACAATGAAGTCAGCCCATTCGGACTTGACGTTATCGACAATCTGCTGTCGGTTTTTGACAGAACCGTCTTTTTCAAATTCGAGACCGCCCACATCAGAGATTTTCAGGATAGATGGAATCCGTTTTTCAGCAATTCCGATTTCTTTTAGAATCGCCATGTATGCAGATTCTTGTTTTGCCTTAGTCTCTCTTGCCTGAACATCAGCCTTGAAGTTATCGAATTCTGTTTTCAGACTGTTGTATTTGTCCTCAAAGCCGTTACCGTCTGTATTTTCCGCAATCTGTTTATATCTGTCACGTTCCTTTGTGACTTCTGTCAGCTTTGCAGAATCAGCCTTGTACTGGTCTAATGTTTCTTTCAGACCGTTGACGGTTTCTGTATGTGCCGTGATGATTTCCTCAATCTTCTCTGCTTCAATGCCCATAGCGGATAATAATTTTCTTGTTAATGCCATGATATATCTTTCCTTTCCTTGTCTTAGTTTCTTTTAAGCAATATATCACTTGTATCTATCTGATTTCTTTCAGAATGATTTCAAGGTACAAAGAACAAATGCTTCCTGTTCCCTGTACCTTGAAATCATTTTTGCAGTTCAAATTTCAAAATACTTTCCCAAATATCCCAGTAGTTTTTGCTGTCGCCGATACCATAGTTAAGGAATTTTCTTGCACCTTTGTGAGCATGATAGCCATAACCGAAATACACTTGTTCTGCATAAGGAACTTCTGTTCCGATATACACAACAGGGTCAGACTCATTGATTTTTGGAATGTCATTTGTAAAGAATTCCGCTTCATCATCAAAGTATACATAGCTGTAACCGCTGTTCCCGTTGGTAGCATAACGGATGCTGTTTTTCAGCCGTCCAGTCAGAACGGCTCTTTCCATGCCGAGATTGCCCTCAATCGCCTGAACGGTAAAATTGACAGCGTTTTCCCCTATCTTCTGCATAGCAGATTCACATTTCTGATTCAGTTCATCAAGGACTTTCGACACGTTGGAAGTAAAATCTATTTTAAAATCAGACATCTTTCAGATTCTCCTTCCATTGCTCATAGGTTAGTTTTTTCAAGCGTTCGTTGATTTTAAGCTTACTGTACCTGAACTTTCCGGCAGTAACAATCATCTTGCACCTGCAATTGCAGATTTCCTCTAATTCTCCTCGTGGGTCACAAGGGAAACGGCATCCGTTTCGGAAACGCTTTCCGATTTCAACAGAATCTCCGTTCAGGCTGTCGTGAGAATCTCTGACAAGCCTGTCACCTCTGGTAAGCCATGTTTTCGATAAATTAAAGCCAAGTTTACTCAATGCCTGATAGCTGTCGATTCTTCCGGCATTTTCCGCACCTGTTACAAGGACATAAGCGTTATTGTTTGCGTAGAGCTGATTCAGGCTTGTCACTCTCTGCATGTTTCCGGTCACTGCGGAAATGGGAACACCGAACCGCATAATCATAATCATGAGTTTAGATTCTGCATTCCGCTTGTTTCTGTTGAAATCCCTGTCCGGTTTTGCCTTGTCACGTTTCGGCAGAGAATCAGCATTGTTTCTGACGTTCTTTGCTTCGCCTGTTGAAATCCCTGTTTGATGCTCAACCTCATAGATACCGTAATATCTGCCCTCTTTATAGGCTTGGGGCAAAGCTTTAAAGATAACATCATCTGCGAGGGTATCAGAAACAGTCAGTTCTTTTGCAATTGCTGAAAGAACTGACTGATATTTTTTGCCTATAATGATTTTCTGTCTCCACTTCTGATAATCCTGTTTTGAAATTTTTCCGGATTCCAGAAGTTTCCGTTTCTTTGTATCTTCTTTGTAAAATTTCTGTAAATAATTTGTAATCTTTCTTTTCAGGCTGTTTTCTGCCCTGTCGTATACGTCAGAAATTTCCCTCCTGATTTGGTTCAGGAGTTTGTCTGTCGGGTTCTGGTTCTTCATTTTGTTCACCTGTTATCTGATTAGCACGTTCGATTTTCAGTTGGCGGATAACTGCTTCTGCCTTGTCACCGTCTCCGAGCAGGGTCAGCACCTTTTCTGTGATGTAGTCTGAACTTAAGTGATTTTCAGCAAGCAGAACATTCTGAATTTCCTCTTGTGCGTTGATGATAACAGAGCGTGTAAAGGACGGCTTTTCGTCCTTGATTCCAACAATCAGCATGAGTTTTTTCAAAAACGCAAGTATCTGATATTCAATGTCGTCCGCTTTGCAGTTGAGTGGCTCATAACTTGCACGGATTTGAGTTGCCGTGTTTGCCCCACTTGCAATCAGCTCTGAATTCATGGCCATAGCGGACTGGTATAAATCCCGTGACAGCCTGTCGAGGAGTGCTTCTCTGTTTGCGTGAGGGACGTTGACAACGTGTGATTCAGCGGTCACATTATCATCCAGATTAGAAGCGTGAACAGTTTTCATGCGCTGGATGAATTCAGCAAGGTCTAATTCGTCCATACCTCCGGCATTCTGCAAAGTCCAGTAAAACAAGCTTGCATCATCAAGGTCGTTTGCGAAACCGTTCTTGATGAAATCATAGCAGTCTATCTGCTCTCTGATACCGACAATTTCAGATTGATGATTGGCATTTCCCCACAGCGGAACAATCGGGAATGAGGGATAGTTCTCATAGTCATAAATTTCAGTACCGTCAATTTTGGAAGTTCTGCTTTTCGGTATGTAGCCATGTTTTGTATGGAGGATTCCCCAGTCATCACGCTTGATATAATCAGTAATGCCGTCAATCTCATAAAGCGTTGCCCTCAGTGGCTTTTCTTCCGCCAACTTCCAGAACCGCACACCAGCCATTAAAGCCCCGTTTTCCTCATCATAGAGAGGAGCAAACTCCAGAACTGTAAAAGTTTTCAAACTGTCATAGTTCCAGAAGCCGAAGCCCACACCGCCGACAAGTGCCTTTTTGGCGAGGTCTTGCAGCTCATAGTCAAACTGGTTTCCGAAGAAATTTCTGGTTGATTCATTTTTCCATTTAACACCATTGCCGAGCACATATTGTGCCCATTGCAAAACAAATCTATGAAAATAGTTTGATTTCGTTTTCCAGTTGGCGGAATATGAATCCGGAACAGTTTCACCAGTGACTTTGTACAGGACTTTTTTATATTTTTCAATAGTCGGGTTTTGCTGTTTATCGTATTCCGTTGCAATGACAGCATTCCGATACAGTTCGCTTGTTTTATGTTCCTGAATCAACTGTTGAATAAACTGCATCTTCTGCTTTTCATCTGTAACCTGTAAAAAGTCCTGATAAGTCAGCATTTAGGTTTCACTTCCTTTAAAATCTAGCTTTTAATTCTTCTGGAGAGAAAAAGGTAAATTCTTTGAATTCCCCACCGTCAGCAAAAACAACGTCTGTCGGTTCTACTAGCTGAACATGCCCGTCAGCGTATTCAACAATAGCAAATAAAAATTCGTGAAACTGACCGTCACTCATAAACTTTGTGTCGTATGTGTATCTATGAAAGATAGCTTTTTCCCCGTTTACATAGCACGGCCGGTGTTCATCAGAAATTGTAAAAACAGCGTTCATGTTATCAACCCCCTGAAATTTCTCATTCTCAGGACATGCATAGTTTTTACAAAATACCTCATGCTGTCCATGTAATGGTCATTTGTCTTGATTGGCTTATCGTCTTCTGAATCATCCCACGAATAGCCTTTGATTTCCTGCACAAGTTCACCGATTTCAGGGCTCAGCTTGATAATGCCTAAATCAAGGGCAGTCGCCGTTTCTCTGATACCGTTGAGTACATCATTGTCAGCTTTCATGACTTTGCACCAGTGTTTCTTCTGCATGAGCGTGATAAAGCTTGCGGCAGACGGGTCGATGATTGTCCGCATTTTTCGCCCACCTTGCAGAAAAGGCTGTAAATGTAATTCCTGAACAGCATTCTGAAAGAATCTGTCAAGTTCTTCTCCATATTCCTCATCTGTTTTCGTCATGCCTGATTCTCTGCCGGAATAGTAGTAACCTCTTTCAGCATACCACACATCACCAATTCTCACCCAGAGCAGAGCCGCAAAAGCATTAAGAGTGCCATAGTCGATAGACATACAGCAGTCACGAATCTGCCCGGAGACTTTTTCAAGAGCCTTGTCACACATGGGATAGATTAAGCCCTCAGCGAGAACCCAGTTTCCCAGAATGTAACGCTCATAGAACACACCGGACAATTCTTTCTTCATTTCTGCCTTGACAACAGGGTCGAGATAAGTATTATCATCAATACAGTAATGTTGAGAATATACGTCACTTCCGGAATCAATGAACTGTTTCAGCCAGTGGTCTGGATTCCGAGGGTTTGTTGTCCCCTCAAACATAGAGCATTTCCGGTCGAGACGAGTTTTCAGCATGGTAAAGACATCTTCTTCCCATGTTGCTACTTCGTCCCCGTAACAATATTTAACACTTGCGCCACGGATTCTGTCAACGTTGTTTATCTTTTCAGCGCCAAGGCAGTAACACTTCTCGCCGAAAATACGGCATGTGTTGTCCGCCTTAATGTCAGATATGTTTCTGATACCCCATAGCTTCTGCATAGGTTCGATAACATTTCGTTGCAGAGTGCCTTTGGTATTTCCGAGCAGAAGATTAATTCCTTCTTCATGCGCCCTGTCTCTGATTCTCATAGGAATCAGATACACATCAAGGAAAGTTTTCCCTGAACGTGTTGCACCGTGCTTAATGTTCCAACGGTGATTGGATTCACGAATATACTCCTTCTGCTTTTCGGTAAGCCTAATCTGCATCTTCGTCAACCTCAACCACTTTCCCGATAGGTGCGGTATCTTCTGCATGGGACTCTACATAGTCGGCATCATAGACCATTCCAGTATCAGTATCAATCACCGGATTCTTTGCGGCTTCCTGTAAAGCATCCCTGATTTCGTCAAGGTGAGCGATAATTTCAGCTTGTGAGTTATCGTCTGGATTATCTTTCATGCCGAGATAGTTCTTAGCCAAGAAGATAGACATAACAGCGTTTCTGGAAGCGTGATGCAGCATGAGCCGTCTCAATGAAATATGCCCTCTCATGGAAAGCTTTTCGTAAATTTCCGAGAACGATTCACCGTATGTCGCCTTGCACCACCTGTTAATAGTTTGCTGTGAGCAGTAAAACCAGCCTGCTATTTCGTCACCAGTGCAGAATATAGAACAAAGTTTTTCAAACTGTTCCTTGTCAATCGGGATTCTTTCATGTTCTTCGTCTTCGATTGTTTCGCACCATTCAGGCGGACTGCCGACAGAAATCATGCTGTCAATATCCCTGATGATTTCGGCACGTTCTTTCTGTTTCTTTGCTTCACGGGCTGCTTCACGTTCAAGCTTTCGCTCCTGCTTCTCAATTTCTTTCTGTTCTTCTTCTGCCACACGTCTTTTGCGGTTTCTGGTCTGCCGTCTGGTTTCTGCCATAGTCTCACCTCTTTCGGGTATAAAAATAGCACCTCATTCCGAGATGCTTGCAGTCTGATTCAGTTATGTAGCAAAAACAACTGCCGAGCGAGGTAACGGCAGTTGTTTTTGTGAAAGGAGAAAAAATGAAACATGAACACAAAGAGAACGTGGAAATGTCTGTATTTCGCCAGACTTCCATGATACTATTGTATCACATTTCAAAGGCGCATTCAAGTGCATTCAGGCGCAATTTCAGGAATCTCCAGAATTTCAAGTGCTGAATTGAGTTTTCTCCCGATTGTCGCCCTGTCATAGCACATAGTCTCTGCTGTCTGTTCTACGGTCATATAGCAGAGATACCGGAGTGTCAGAATTGCTTGTAAGTCTGTATCATCAATTTTCTTGATAGCCCTTGTGATTTCGTCACGGACTTTCAGCAAGTCGCCGAGGGCTTGCTGAACAAGCATAGAAGTTTCTGTAAATCTGATAAGGGCATTTTCCGTGGAATTTTCATTCTTGTTTGAACGTGGCATATCAGAGATAACCCTTGTTAGCTTCTGCGCTGTTTCTCTGTCACGTTCGAGGATTTCAACATAGGCATTTGCGAGTCTTTCAGCACCCCTTGCACGGTTGAGCCAATCGACTTTTCTGTTGCGTTCTTCTTGTGTCATGAGTAATCTCCTTTCAGAGCTGATAGAAGTGGATATTTGATAAACCCCTTTTTTAAGCCAAAAAATTTTTGAGAGGGCTTTTAAGGAAAAATTTGTGTTGAGCTAATCGGGTCGCCCTGCCCCTCTTTAGGGGGGTGGGGGGTATCTGCCGGAGCTGGTGAAATCAGGCTGAATTGATTTCAAAGTTGCACAAAATGTTTGTTTCGTGCAAGTAAGCAGTTTCAGAAATGGCTTGCTTGCGTTGTTTTTGAAATTGCATGTTTCCGAACACTGAATTTTGTGAAATTGTCCGTCACTGACGTACAATTTTGAATGAAATCCGGCTGAAAAACTGCCTTGAAATCTGCCTGAAAACGGTTCACTTTGCTTGCAACGCAAACTTGAAAGCTTGCTTTCAGATTTGCTTACAAGCAAAGTATAACATATTTTTTTGCAAAAGTCAAGCGCATTCAGGCGCAACTTTTCCGGCTCAAAAAAGTTCATTTTTCGGCTATGATTCGCCAATTATTTAACTTTTCAGCCCTCTTTTCAACCCTCTTTTCTCCTCTCTCGGCTCAACTTTTCAACCGCTTTCAGTCTGCTTTCTCCGCTCTGCATCATCTCACTTTCAGAATCATAACTGTCTTTCACTGACGTACACTTTCAGCGTTCTGACCGCCTATAGCGCACACTTTATAGCCTGCCGAAAAGGTCCGAACATCTCCGAAACTGTCCGCATCTGAAACACATGTACTGTCAGCTCCTCCAAAAATCAGCTTTTCCGCACTTTCCAATTTCTCCACTTTTCCGCATAGAATAGCCATTTTCAAGCAATCCAAAAGCCTATTTTTGCAAGTGCCAAAAATGCATAAAAAATAACCGCCTGAACACGTCAAGCGGTTAAAGGTATTAATGCAGTTTGTCATTCTTCCGGCTGGTCATCATCCGGCACATATTCCAGAATGTCGCCGGGCTGGCAGTTCAGCAGCTTGCACAGTTTGTCTATAGTGCGTGTGTCTATGTCTCCACCTGATTTAATGTTTTTATATGTTGACTGTCCTATAATACAATTTTTTCGGATTGCATAGCTTGTGATTCCATTCTCACGCATTTTAGCCAATAATTTATCATATTTTATCATTTTTTATCACCTCCCTGTTTTATATTATATCATAAAATATACACGGTTACAAGTGACAAAATGCACAAAAACATGCACCGGAATTTGTACATGTCTACAAACTTGCCTGAAAACTATTGACATGCACCGGAAACGGTGCTATAATATAGCCATAATCTACACCGGAAACGGTGCATATAAACATCAACAGCCCCCAAGGGCAGAAAGTGAGAGATTATCATGAAAGAACAAAAATTCACAAGTGCAGGCACATCCATTAACAGCACAACCGCACCGGCATTATTCAAGAAAATAGCATTTCAGGATGATGATACTGTATTCGACTACGGATGCGGAAAGTATCCGGAAATCATCGCCGAATCCCTGAACTGTGATTATTTCGGCTACGACAAATTTAATCAGCCGGAACACGTCAACAATGCGTTCATGCGTGCCGCCAAGGTCGCCACTAACCGTGTATTCACATGCTGTAATGTGCTGAACGTCATTGACTCTGATGATGTTGTGCAGTCTATCATTGACTATGCAACAGCGAACTTCGGCAGAATTTATTTCCAGATTTACGAGGGAAATAAGACCGGAACAGCGAAAATCACAAAGAACGGCACATGTTACCAGCGTAACACAAAAACAGCCGACTATCTGAAACAGTTCAATTTCTATGCTGATACGCACTATATCAGCGTATCAGGAAATATCATCACGATTGTCAAGAAGTAACATAATCAACGGTTTTCAAGGCGGTTTGTACCTAACAAGCCGCACCCCATAGCCGGAATACTAGTCAACGGCTAAACAAATTTTACAGCTCCTAGAGGGCGGAAAGGACTATATCATGAACGCAAATGAAATTATCACAAGAAAACCTATCATCAAGGGTAGCAAGTGCATCTGTACAGCTCCCACGCTGGAGGAATTGACGGTGCAAATCAACAGTTACTACTGCTCCGAAAATTATGTGATTGTCGGCAATTTTGCCTATAATACGCATACACAGGCATTCGCCGATAACTATTTCGTCCACTGCACAAAATCGGCTTGCCAATACCGCCGAGCTGCCGAAGATTTCAAAGTCGAAATCAAGGCAACGGAAGAATTTATCGGCGGTCTGATTGGCGAACCGGAAGCACCGGAAACCGCACCGGAAACCGTTCCGGCAATCGCTGAAAAGGCAGAGCCCACGGCATTTGAGCAGAAATTTTTTGACCGTGCCGACCGCAAAGAAGCAAGAGCCGCCAAAACCAGCGCACAGGCAACAGCAAAGGCAGAAGCTGGCTGGGCTATGCTGGATGCAATCCCCATGGGGCAACCTGTCCACGGCGCAAAAGACCGCCGCTACAGAGACAATGCAGGCGCAAAAATCGACAGTGGCTATGCACTGATGCAGAAAGCCGACTATCAGGAACGCAAGGCAGAAGCAAGCCGGGAATATGCCGAAAAGGTGCAGTCCGGAGCGATTGCAAGAAGTGACGACCCGGAAGCAATCACCAAGCTGGAAAAGCGCATTGCAGAACTGACAGAACAGCATGAAAAGGCTAAACAGGCTGTAAAGGTACACAACGCAGAAGTTGACAGAATGCTGAAATCCGGAGAGCTTGAAACGCTTGTTCTCGACCCATGGGGGCAGCCGCTGAAAGATGATGCAAGCGAATACGCAAAGAAACACGCATACACGGTATACTACAAAGACGGAAAGAGAATCTATAAGGCGACTGTCGAGCAGTCCACGACTGCCGAAATCAGACGGCTTAAAAAGCGCATTGAGGAAATCCGCAAAACTGCCGAAATTTGCGCCGATTCTGACGGCTGGGAATTCGACGGCGGACACATTGAACTGAATGCAGAAACCGGACGAATTCAGGCATATTTTGACGAAATTCCAAGCGAAGAGGTCAGAAAGTCGTTAAAGCGTGACGGCTGGAAGTGGGCACGCTCCGCCGGAGCATGGCAGAAAATGCTGAATGAATGGAACATCCACCATGCAAAACAGAACGAAATTTTAAAGCCCATTGAACAGGCTGAGCCGGAACAGGTGCAGGAAATCCAGCCGGAAGAAACTGACGATTTCAGCGACATTGACACACAGGCAGGAAAAAAACGTCTGGAAGAATGCGGAATTGTGAACGGCGAAATTACAGACCCTGAAAAATTCGCACAATCCCCATTTATGCAGGAAATCAAGGCACAGTTTGGAGAATCCGCTGTACAGCCAACAGATGCGCCGGAAGATGTTCAGGCGGTAAACAATACCACTGAACCGGAAAACCCCATAGAACAGCCGACAGAGCCGGAAAACAAGCCTATCAAGAAAACAGGCAAGAAGTCCAAAAAGCAGGAAGCCAAGAAACTGACTCCGGAAGAAATGGCGGCTGAACTGGAAAAAATGAAACAGTCTGATGACTGGAGAACGTCCGCCGTATTGATGCTGATGTTCACAAATAAAAACCCTGCTATCATTATGTGCGAGGGAATCGCCGCCGGAGTTATCACATTCGAGGAGTTTGAAGACTATATGACATCCGGCAGAATGCCCCATTATCACACCTATGCAGAGTGGCAGAAGATGGGCAGACAGGTCAAAACCGGAGAACATGCACGATTTAAGGCGAGAATCTGGAAGTATACTGAAAAACGCGGCGAAATGACAGCAGAGCAGGCGGAAAGTCTCAACGCTATTATGGTTCGCTCTGACGGAAAGAAATATCAGGCAGGAGACGAAACGATAGATAGCCATTTCATCAAGAAAGAAGCGTTCTTCTTTGGAATCGACCAGACCGAAAAAGCCGGAGAAATCCAGCGTTTCGAGATTGGAAAGATTTACGAAACCAAAGCCGGAAATATCACAGTAACCGGAAGAACCGAAACAGAGTTGACATTCACGGCGGCGGTAAATGGCAAAACCTACACAAAAGAGATTCAGCAGGGCAAAAAGTCCGAGTTTGTCAAGATTAACAAGGCAGGCATGACAGCACAGGCAACGGCAGAGGTTCAGCAGATGCAGGATGTTCCGGAAGAACAGCCGGAAACCAATCAGGAAACGGCAGAGCCGGAAACCGTGAAGTTTGTCCCTAATATGGTGTACTGGGATAAATTGCAAATCATCAGCAGAACGGATAAAACAGTCACAGTCAAAAACATTCTGACGGGTGAAACACTCCGGAAAAAAATAAATGTGGGGAAACCGGATAAGCGGAAACCCACAGAAGCGGAATACATCAAAATCAACGATTATAAAAACTTGTGGGCAAACGTTCCGGGGTGTAATCTGAAAGATGCTGCAAAAAACGGAATCGAAAAAGAGCAAAGTAACATCGCATTTCTTGAAGATGAAAAGAAACACTGTGTGAGATGCACACCATCAGAGTATTACACAGAAGCCGTCAACAATCTGGAAGCATACAAGCGGATTCTGAAAGAACAGGAAGCGGCATAAACCAACCACGGCAGCAACGACAGACCGGAAACCAGCCGAGGGCAGAAAATGCGACTGGATAAAATAACAATCATCTGAAACAGATGTTCCATATATGTATGACAACTCCCCACCTGTTGTGGGTGGGGAAAGTTAGGATTCTAAAATATAGTAAAAAATATTTTTAGTCATTGACATATCACATGTGATATGCTATAATAGAATCATCAAAACAAACCAGCCCACAACAGGGCGCACACCCCACACGGGGAGAAAGAAGGAATTATTATGAAAGCAATAACAACTATCGAGGAGCTCATGCAGGAACTTGAAAGCCACAAGTACAATTATTACGGTCTCCGTGGTTCTTCCGCAGAAGAGCTGGAAAAAGTAAATGATGGATATTTAAAGGAGTGTTCCAGTGTATGGGAAGACGGCACACCGACTGACGAAAAGCTTAACGGGACATGTGCAGTGGGTGTGTTTGACGAACTGCCAAAATCAGAAATAATGTCACGATACAACACAGCAAAAAATAGATACTCTGTTGACGGCACGGTTCTTCTGATAGCTGACTCCGAACAGGAGTACGGCAACGATGAGAATGAAACGATACTTGGTCATGACGGATACGGTGCTGACGTTGTAGCAGTAGTAAAACTTTAACTAAATGCTGGCCTATCGGCAAAACGGGGAGAAAAGGAGAGTGTTATTTATGGCACAAGCAAGAATCGATATTATCTGCGAAACATGCGGAAAAGAATTCACACACACGAAAATCTGTTTCAACAGAAAAGAAGCGGATTCCTATGAAGAATGGGCAAAGGAAAATATCACTGTATGCCCTGACTGCTACAAGGAAGCCTGCCGGAAGTTTGAGGAGAAGAAACGGAGAAAAGCCCTGACAGGAAACATCATGAAAAGGGCATGGAAAATCGCCCGAGAAGGTGCGGAGAAATTCGGCGGAAGTCCGAGAGAATATTTCAGGGAATCCCTGCGCATGGCATGGGGAGAAGTCAAGGAGACTGCATCTGACCTCAAAGGCAGTGAGAAGCAAATCACATGGGCACGAAAAATTAAAGAGTCTGCGCTTGCCATGCTGTTCGCTGGGATGAAACCAGAGTTTGTTCCGGAAGCAATCAAACTTGCCAACGGAAAGACCTCTGCGGCATGGTGGATTGACAATAAAGATATGTTTGATTCTGCCCGTGGAGTAGGCAGAGCAATCAAAGGATAAAACAAACTGCTGACCTATCGGCAAGACGGGGAAATAGAAGTCAGATGATAAAAATATAGTAAAAAATATTTTTAGTCATTGACATATCACATGTGATATGCTATAATAGAATCATACCAAAACAAACCAGCCCCACAAAACAGGGCACACAGCCGAAAGGCAAGAAAGGAAGAAATATCATGAAAAACAACTACACATTTACAGACGATTCCGGCAAATGGTACGGATTTGAAGATGAGAAGCACGGATTTGAAATTCTGAAAATCAAGGCTATCTCAAAGTATGATGAAGCCGGAGCTATGCAAGATGCACTGTTGATACATGAAAGTGGAGACAAATTCAGAGACGGCGACTGTATTCTTTTTGGATACAGCGCAGAAGATTTTGAAACGGCTGACGATATTGCAAATGCAATTCATGATTCTGCCGCAAGCAGTTGTTTCGGAATCGACGAAAACGGAATTTATATCGTGGACTGATGCAAAATCCCCTGATTATTTCAGGGGATTTTTTAGGAAGGAGTTTTAGAGAATGGCAACAAGCAGAAAAGCAGTTTTAAAGTATCGCAAAAAGGCTTATGACTTTATTCAGATTAGCGTACCAAAGGGCGAAAAAGAAGCTATCAAAGAACATGCTGAAATCATGGGAGAAAGTCTGAATTCATTCATCAAGAGAGCTATCAAGCAGACTATAGAAGGCGACGAGCTGACAGTTGGATTCAGCAGAAAGAAAAAATAAAAATATCCCCTCCGGCTTTTCCAGCTGGAGGGGATATTTTTAATCAATGTGAAATGCAAATCCCCTTTGATTTCTTCTTTGCCCATATCGTGGGGAGATTAATATCAGAGGGGCACTTTTTCGGCTCTACTCCGGCATTACTTACTGCCGGAGCACTGCCATGGTGCTGACTATCAGAATTGCACTGAATGGCGGTTGAGAGGGTACGGGGGAGACCGTCAGACTACTGTCAGCATGTTCCGGCAGAATGGAGACTGCCGGAAATCGAGGAGGTTCTTTCAAATGCAAGAATCAGCATTGTGAAAAAGGGCAACGGCAGGATTTGAACCTGTTGAGTAACTATCATCATCAACTTCTGCACAGCGCACCGGATTAGACAAGACCATTTCTCCGGATTTTGACCCTGATGTACTGCTTGACATGATTGACCCAATGCAATGCCTACACGCACTCGTTACCATTCGCACGGTGTAAAATGTACAAAACCACCGTGCTATTATAATAAATAAGAAAGGAGGAATAATTAGCAATGAACCTATATTAATTATATCACAAGACTATTGTTTTTGTCAACTGGTTATTAAAAATGAGGAAATATTTACACATAAGAAAACGGCATGAAATGAATCATGCCGTTTTCTTATCAGTTGGACGGTATATCCGCATACGGGAAGAATGCATCAAGCTCGTATTCAAAGAGCCCTGCTGTTACCACCTTTTGCGGTCTGTAACAGTCTGCTTCTCTATCATAATGCCAGAGAGTCAGAGACTTATTATATCCAATCGCCGACCGGATAACTGCAACAGTTGCCGCTGTCAATCCCGTTACATAAATATCAAGATGTTCCTCCTTGCAAGAGCAGATAAAGTCGTCTGCGAGTTCGTCCAGCCATGTAAAATCCATAGGATTTATGCCGTCTGGGAAAATTGCCGGAAGTCCGTCAATTTCCTTGTGTTCGTGGCGAGCCTTAAACAGTATTGCTTTCATAATAGATTCCTCCTTGAAATTCTCAATTTTTTGCGGTCTGGTTTTCCACTAATCAAATAATCACATGTCACACCGAAAATTTCAGCCATTTTGCCGACTTGTGAACTTAGTGGTTCTGACATTCCGGCTTTCCAGTTGTATAGCGTTTTCCGGTGTACTCCCAGCAGTTGTGATAGCTCACATACTGATACTTTCTGTTTCAGCATCAGCAATTGGATTCTGTCTCCGATTGTTTCAGGCTTCATGTTTAATCATCTCCATTTCTGCCCCTGTAGCCTTTCTGACGGGCTTCTGCATTTGACAGTATAGTTTGCTGAAATCGTCTGCAAAAGCCGTCAGAGGGCTTGCAGGGCGGTTTAATCGGTATTCTTTGCCCGTTCTTCTAAAATACGGTCAAATTCATCCGACTGCTCTTTGAAAATTTTCAGGATTTCTTCAAATGTCGGGTCTGCTTCTGCATCAAGGTCAACTCCCTTGACATAACAAATGCAGTCGTATTTTTCAATCAGTTCACGGTTGGTCATCTTCGTTCCCCTCCTCCGGCGGTTCTGGCAGGTACATGAAATGTGTGATTTCTTCTGCATTAAACAGGGCTGTCGGAATCAGCCATGTATCACTTTTTGGATTGCACGCAAGAGATTCTTTAAAAGCAAACATTTTTCCGCAACTGTTCACACCTACACACCATTTGTTGCTTGCTTCGCAGGGTGTTCTGTCCTTGACGGAAATCCAACCGCTTAATCGTTCTGCTTCCGTCCTCTTGTTCCATGCCTCAACCGCATCATCTTTTGAAAAATACGTTTTTTTCGGCTGACCGACCCCACACTTCGGGCAGTATACCGCATACCAGTACTTTTCTGTTTCGCTGTTGCCGTACATACCCAGCGTGTTGTATTTTGCACCTTTTACGATTGCTTTTTTGCCGCAGAACGGACAATTTTTAAGATTATCCATTATTCTCACTCTCCTCTGCAATCTTTTCAAGCCATTTCGTGACTTCTGGATTCATTTCAATGCCCACAAGCTCCATTTCAGGCGGACAAAATTTTGAGCCTTGCATTGCACGTTCAAGCCGTTCTGCTTCAATTCGTGTAACTTCCTGAAACATTCGTTCCTGTTCTGCAATGATAATCGGGATAACGGCTTCAAGCTCTGCTCTCCGATTCCATGCTTCAATGACATATTCTCTTGCTTTCCGGTTCGTGGGGAAATGCGACAGAATCGCACGTCTTCCCATCGAACCACAGTTCGGGCAGTAGACGTATGTATTATACGTCAACTCTCCTTTGTAATATGTTTTGCTTTTCTCTGCCAGCTTTGCGGTATTTCCGCAGAACGGACAATTTCTGATTTCAATCATGTTTTTCAATTACCTCCACTTCAATTTTAATCCGGCTCAAATCAATGCCGAGTTCCTCACACTTCTTTTCGGCAGCGGAAGTTGTCAGCTTCTTTCCGAAAAATGCCGGAAGATTGAGGGCTTCGAGAAACTGCTCATATTCCTTGCGGATTTGTTCCGGCTCTTTGCCGTGCATAGCCTGACTAGCTATCCATACTGCCGTTATTTGCCGTGCTATGTCGTTGACATTCTGCATGAATGATTCACAGCGCATTTCATCATAGTATTTCAAGAATTCCTCTTGTGCAAGTTTTCTTGCTTGCCTTGTCATAAATGCCTTGCCTGCTGATTTCATTTTGATTCCCCTTTCAGCAGTTCCGGATTGTCATGCATATTTCCAGCAACAGTGATTTCGGAATTTCGCAAAATGAACGTGTCCAGTGTGCTGATATAATCACAGCCATTATCGCCGACACAATAACGACCATTAATAAAATAAACACGCACATACACATAGAAATCGCAATATTCCGATTTCGCTTTTAGAATATCTCCATCGAAAACCTTTATGCCGTTATCATCGGTAAAATCGGTGTACTCCCCGACAGTATCTTCGTCAACAGGGTATCTGCCGAGTGGAGTAATCCAACCGCCATTTGATGTGAATCCGCTGATAATCCATGCTTTATGCGCCTTTCTTCCTGCCACCATCGACCGTGCGGATTCTGCATAGTTGCCGTATACCCACTTTCCGCTACTGGTTTTCCCTCTGAATAAAATTTCTCTCATAAATTTCTCCTTTCTCCCTACCGTCCGGAGACGGCAGGGATTGAATTTTAGTCTTTGCTTTCGCAAATGCAATCCAAACAATATTCAAATACATTTAGCCTTGCATTGTTCAAAACTTCATTTGCGAACGCTTTTCCGTATCTTTCGGATAAGCAAGCTTCGCAGAAGAACTGATTGCACCTCTTGTTCCGGCATCTGAAAATATTCCCTCTTTTCGGATTACCTCGCACAAGGTCAAAAGTTTCACCGCAGAATCTGCACTTCACGATTTTAGGCTCAACGTATGTCAAAACACGTTCTTCCAGAAATCTTTTCTCTGTCGCCGTGAGGTCAGATTTCATGATGTGTTCTATCAGCTTTTGCTTGTCCATGCTTTCACCCCCCTTTCAAAAAAATCCTAGTTGCTTGTAACACGGCTCTGTTTTGCCTTGCATAGCTTGCGAAATCAGGTGCATGATAACTTCAACAGTCCAGCCGTTTCCAAGGCACTTATACGCTTGTGTGTTTGAAATCACAGAAAAATCGTACCAATCCGGAACATTTTGCAGTCTCATACACTCCGATACCGTCAATTTACGAATGATATAAAATCCGTCCGGCACTTTCAACGGATATGTTTTCCCGTCTTGCTTAATCTGATTGTTTCGTACTTCGTAAACACGATATTTTTTAGTTTGATTATCTGATTTTATCGCATATAATCCGGTCTTTGCACCTTTTCCCCCCCCCATTTGCATTGAGAGTGACGGATTTTCCGTTTATATCATAAATCCTTACTCCATGAGACATTGAAACAGTTCCGTCTGCATTTGGCAAGTTCCCGATTCTTACAGCACAGTTTGTAGCTGGTGTATGTTCTGCACTGTATTTTACAGGGTCAAATCCTTGTCCGTGCTGAATTCGTTTTACAGTCAATGCAAGTGATTTCCCTGTTGTTGTCGTAAAACACGGATAGCCGTCAAGAATATCTTTTACAAGAGCCCTCTGTCAACAGGCATTTCAATTTTGCTTTTCGAGTATGTGCCGTCCGGATTTCTTTTACCTACCCAGTAAAGCCGCTTTCTGAATTGCGCTGAAACAAGCGCAGAATTTATCATGACAGGTCCAAACCCGAATGCTTCTGAAATGCTTTCTCTGATAGCATTATCCATAGAATCATTATTTTCATACAGAAAATATTCTGGTTCTGCTTCATGTAATGCACGGACATACTGCTGAAATAACTCCCAGCCTATGCCGTTTGCTGTTGTCTCTCTTTTATCCGGATTTTGTGCTATGCTCCAGTAGGTGCAAGGTGAACCGCCGATAAGCCAGTCAAACCCTTGAATCCGATTTACTTCCGAGTCATTACGACTCGTTTCCAAGTTTCCAAAATCTCCTTGAAACACATCACCATGATGAACAATTTCTGGAAAGTTGTGCTTCGATACCTGAACGGCATACTTGTCTATTTCGTATGCGTGGTATTCTTCAACCGGAATCCCCAGTTGACGAAATGCAATCATTCCACATGACATACCGTCAAATAGCGATAATACTTTCATTTTTTCACCTCAATCATATCACTGCACATGTTGAGGCACGCTTCAACCAGCGTTTCAGCCTTATCAGTTTCAGTTGCCAAATATTCAGACTGCCAGATTCTCTGATTTTTCAGCCAGTCAAGCTTTGCTAATCCGGCGCACAAGTAATCAAGCCGGACTTGCGGAAATTTCGGCTGTTCTTTCAGGATACTGTTTACCTTGTCAATGCTTGCCGTGATGTATAAATCACAGCAAGCAGGATTCAGCCCTGTCATCATAGCGAACAAATGTTCAATGTTTTCTCTGTTCATTCTTCGGATTCCTTTCTGCTGTTCAGCCAGTCGGCGAACGACTGAGCAATTTCGTAGGTGCTAAACACCACCTCAAACGGTCTGTATACTCGTGAACACTTTACACAAAATTTTTCATCGTAAATGTGCCAGTCAATAAAGTATCTTGTCTCGTTTAGGACTCCCCAGTCCGGAGTAAATTCCCTATCGAATAGTTCCTTCCAGTATAACGCATCAGCGATAAGCTGCGATTTCTGCCGGAACATTTCAGCCATTTCAGGCGATTTAAACAGCCTGTTAGTTTTAGCGATTTTGGGAAGTCCTATAGGTGTAATGTGGTCTACCACACCCCATGCATCAACATACCATGCCGTTTCACCCTCACAAAACTGCAATGGTTTAATTACGTTTGCCTTGTTGCTTTCGGCAATCTCCGCTTTCAAATCACGGATTTCTGCAAGTGCGCCCTCTGCAACTTTTTCAAGTGCGCTGATTCTTTCTTCGTAATTTTCAATCATTGTAAATCTCCTTTCGCTTCTTCGTGGTACTTCTTCCACTCTGTGATGATTTCTAGAATGCTATCCAGCAGTTCCAGAAATTCATCATGTTCGTTTTCATCCGTTGTAATTTTTTTCATGTGCAATTTCTCCTTTCTGATTAACGGCTCTGACAGCCGTTTTTTTGGACTTTGTTTTCAGGGGTATAGTTTTACAAAAAATCTGCCGAAACGTCTGTACGGGCTTGCTATGCCCCTGAAAACGGCATTACTTATTTGGCTTTCAGTTTCAAAATTTCCTGATGTAGTTTCAAATTTTCGTTTTGTACTGACCGTATGAGCATTTCAATCCTATCCTGCTTGCGTTCCATGCGGTCGAGTTGGACAATTAGTTTGTCCGTTGATTCGTGCACTGCCGTCACTGCGTTATCCTGCACTGGTTCTGTAGGTGGTTCAGGCTTCGGCGGTTCAGGCTTGACGAGGAATTCATCTTCCGGAACTTCGAGCATCACGCATATCATCTTGTTAAGTGTTACAGACGGTTTCCTTACACCTGCCAGCACATGTGATAGTGTACATTCTGTGACACCTACCATATTTGCAAGTTCTTTTTGTGCAATCCCTTTCTGCTTGATGACGGCTTTCAGCTTTTCACCGTCAAATCCCGATTTAACATGTTTTCCCATTTTTTATTTCACCTTTTCTTGTTTTGGATTTTGATTTTATATACTCACGGAATACGGCCTTTCCGTCCGTGCAGTACAGCTTCTTAACCAGTTTTCGCTTGATGATGTAATCTTTTGTCTTGTGCCCCTTTGTGTCCTCGATAACGGTTAGGCCGTTTTCGATGTACACAAAATCGGCATTGTAAACAATTGAACGCTCATTCGGCATGTTCTGATACTTCTGCGCTCCCAGTATCAGATAGGGCTTCTGGACTTCCAGATTGGAAATCAGCCCTGATTTTTCCATAAGGTGCAGTTCGTTACACCTTTCTGCTTCAAGTCCGCTTGCGTGCATGTGCCCATACAGACAAGGGGTTTTCCGTGCGTGGAATTTACTTCGGCTCATACTTTGCACAGCTCTCTTTTTCCTTTGCACGGAAATATTTTGTAAACGCTGTCAACTGCTCCTCACGTCCGGAGCAAACAGGGCACAACGGCTCGCCGTTTTCCTGAATTGTCCAGCCGTGGGAAACAAATGTATCTGCTGAACGATGCCGTTCAAGGTAAGTGCATCTTGCACACTCTACCCGTATGCCAATTCCGCTTGACATTCTGTACTGGTATTTATTCACCATGTGCATTCTCCTTTCTTACGATTTCGATTTCATATCCGCAGGATTCCAGAATTTTGAAAATGGCTTCTATCTTGTGTAAATCTCCCTCAAATGCCTTGTAAACTGTAACTTTTGTAACTCCGCATTTTTTAGAAAAGCTTTCAACACCTTTTCCGAAAACACCTACTTCACAGTTATCAAGCGCAATTTCAGATAATTTCAATTTGAATTGTTTTTCGTTCATTTTATCACCTCAATCTGTAGTTTCTTCCAGATTCTTTTTTTATCTGGATAAACTTGCTTTTCTCCTGAATTCTTCCGGCAGTCGCTTCGTCAAGTGCGTAAATGTCGGATATATACAATTCCGATGACAGTATTGTTATGCCGTCTGTGTTATATCTAGCATTGATGATTTCAAACGCTGAATCTATCATACCGATAATTTTGCTTCTGTCCGGTGCTTTCAAAAAATCGTCAATGTATACTACATCTGTACGCTTGATTTCGTCAAGCAGCTCAAAATATCCGTCTTCACGGAATCGCCGTTGCTCCATGGTGTGGAATAAATCTCTCCACAAGTAGTATTTGACTTGCCTGCCGGAATTAAGGATTTTCGAGCATATCGCTGTGCAGAGGTGCGTTTTTCCTGCGCCTGACTGCCCTGCCATATACAGCCATGTTTCCGGATTATCTGCAAATTGCATAGCCTGCTGTTTTGCGTATTTCTGCCAATCTTCGGCAGCGTTGTATCTGTCGAATGTGCATTTTTGAATAATGTCTTTCAATCCTGATTCTTCGATGTACTGCAAATTACAGCGAATTTTCATGCATTTGCACAACCTGGAAACTATGTCTTTGTTTTCGTTGAGATATGCAATATGTCCACGGTTTTTGCATTCAGGGCAGTCATACCCAGTAAGATTGCCAACAGCCTTATTCTCTATTTCGAGCCGCCATTGTGCAAATTCGTCCGGAGACAAAACCGGAAGTTTGTTTGCTTCTTCAAATAAGCCCTGGATTGCTTGCATAGCCTGTTCCATTCGTTTCACCCTCTCTTACATAATCCTCCCAGCGACCATTAAAAAATGTGCTCCCCATGAGGATATATTTTTTATCTGTCCGATTTTCAAGCAGATTCCTCTTGTAGTTCTCTATAGCAGACGCGACAGCTTCTTTTCCGGCTTCTGACAATGCCTTGAATGCTTCTTTGCTGATAGCGTTCTTTCCCTCTTTGCGAGGGTACAACCTCCAGACTTCTTCGAACCACTCAGGGATATAGTCAGCCTTGCTTTTCGGCTTTGATTTCTGATTGCTGGAATTGGACGTTACTATTTTATTTTCTTTTTTTTCTTCTATATTATATATTATATTATTAGGTCTAATTTTTTGACTACCCCCATCAAAATTTTTGACTACCCCCTGTCTAATTTTTTGACTACCCATTAAAAAATTTTGACTACCCCCAAAAAATTTAGACTGGTATTCACAAAATTTGACACCGTTGTAAACTCTCTCTGTTTTATCAATCAAACCTTTTGAGATAAGGGAATTGATTGCATTGATTACAGTTTGCTTAGTTGCTCCTGTAAATTCAGAAAGATAGTTCAAACTTCCTGTAAATCGCTGGTTTTCTGTCTGCGAGAATCCGTAAATAATCGCATACACTAACAGTTCATTACCTTTCAGTTGCAGTTCATTCAGCATCCAGCCGTGAACTACATAGAAATTCTCGTTCTTTATCATTTTCTTCACGCTCCTTTCAGTGGAGAACCGTTTAAAACGGCTCTCCAGATTCTGGAATATCCTCTGACGGTTATCTACCGCCGAGGATGATTTCTCTTTCATCTCCCATGCAGTTCACCTCTTTCAGAACGGCAGTTGCCCGTCAGAAATCTGCTCAAATTCGCTGAAATCATTCTGATTCTGCGGTGCAGGTGCAGTCTGCTGATAGTTCTGCGTAGGCGGTGCATACTGCTGATTATATCCGCCCTGATTTCCCTGATAGCCGTTGTTATAACCGTACTGCTGATTCTGCGGTGCAGTCTGCTGATTGCCGTTTCCACTTCTTGTCGGGTCGGAAAGCAAGAAGCTTACACTGTCGGCAATAATTGTGTCACGATACTGCGTTTTGCCGTCCTTGTCGGTGTAGTTGTTATTCTGGATTTTTCCCTCGACCATAACCGGCTTGCCCTTGATGAAGAAATTGCTGACGAATTCGGCAGTCTTGCCAAAGGAAACAATCTGGAAGAAATCAGACTGCTTTTCTTCGCCCTGTTTGGCGTAAGTACGGTCAACGGCAATTCTGAACTTGCAAATTGCTGTTCCGGTCTGGCTCTGACTGAATTCAGGGTCAGCGGTTAAACGCCCCATAAAAAATACTTTGTTCATGGTGAATTACTCCTTTGAATTTTTCTTAAATGTACCTAATTTTTTCATGCATTCACTGCATCTAGGCTGATTGTCAATGTTCATGCTTGCACTCATTAGCATGTTTTGCATGGAAGAACGTCCGCCACCGTCCTGAAACGGTTTACCGCACGAAATGCAAACAGGGACATTCTGCTGAACGGGTGCGTTATTCTGCTGATTCTTGAATTCGTCCGTGTCCGAGTCCTTAGAATCGTCGATACAGAACAGACCGTTGAGAGCATATTTTCGGGCATAACTGCTGGATGCTCCTGTTATCTGGCTTTCATCCATGCCCTTTTTTGTATCGGATTCTCTGGCGAATCCGTGTGTTTCAAGGCTCTCTCCTGTTTCGGCATCTGTCAGCTTTGCAGTTGCTTTGACATAAAATCTTGCACCAACATCAATGATGCTGTCGCTGATTGTCAGGATGATTCCCCTTGATGTTGTCAATGGCTTGACCGCTTCCAGAATATCTTCACAACTGCGGTAGTTATACTTTCCGAAGTTGTTCCTCTGGTTTTTAGGAGCTTTGAGTTCCTTTTGGATTTCGGCAACTTTGAGCAGAAACGGCTTTGTTTCAGGAGCTTCTTTTTCAGATACCTGAATTTCTTCATTTTCTGGCATAGCTTTCACTCTCTTTCATAATTTTTTCTCTGCACTTTTTGCAGATGTCTTTCCCCGTTTCGGGGAAGTGGTATTCGTTGTAGTCTTCCGCCCAATCATCAATGGTCTGATTGCATATATCGCAGTAATCGACAATGCAAACGTCATAGCTCAAACATGATGCGCAGTTAAATCCGCATTGTGCTGGCTCTTTTCCGGCTCTGCACATCAAAACGTCTCTTGTCACGCCCTCACCTCCATTCGCTGGAGGTGTAGCTGCGAAACAGTTCGTCAGATGTCATGCGCTTGTCTCTTTCAACTGTTGCAATCTTGCGGCAAATTCGTTCATATTGCCGCTTCTTTCGTGCCTTTATGACGTACATATCATGTAGGCACAGCATAGTGATAATTGCTCCGATACCGCCGACAGCGGTCAGATACCAGCAATCAAGCCATACGGCAGAGAGTGCCGTTGCAAGCATGATAACAAATAACAGGGCGATTGTTCCGGCTATTGCATTATTCATCATCTTCTGCCACCTCTACAAATTCGCCGTTTTCAAGCCTGTACCATGTGTCAGCTTTGATTTTTTCGCCGTCAACGATGGCAGCTTTAAAATCTGTTATAATGTATTCATCATTTCTGTTTGCAAGTGCAATCAGAGAGCCAAGCCCTGCTTTTGCCTTGCTATTAAATGCGGCAATAATACTGTTTTTTCCTGCGCTAAGGCTAGACCTATCTTGTGCCGACAGGCTAGACCTATCTTGTGCCGACAGGCTAGACCCATCTTGTGCCGACAGGCTAGACCAATTTCGTGCCGACAGGCTAGACCCATCTTGTGCCGACAGGCTAGACCCATCTTGTGCCGACAGGCTAGACCTATCTTGT